GGGCCAATCTCGACACTGACCAGGCCGCCGTCTGGAAGCACAACAAGAACGAGGTCGCCGACCGCTCAAAGCTCTACGATCAGTGGCGTCGCCGGTTCTGCGAGTTCATCGGCATCGCGCCCGGCCCGACGCTGGGCTCGGGCGGCAGCATCGCACTGGTGCGGGCATGACGGCCCACGCTGCGTTCGACGAGTTCGTCCGGATCATCGAGATCGCGCGGCCCTCGTTCCCGGTCGCCAAGTTCGGTGTCGGCTACGTCGTCCGCTGCGAGAAGGGCGGCTTTCGCGGCGTCGTGCTCGATGTCGACGCCTGCTTTGACGGCCCGTCCGAATAGCGAGCGGCGATGGAGGCGGCCGGCCTCTTCCATCCCAACCAGCCGTTCTACACGCTACTCTGCGATGGCTCCGGCGAGGTCTGTTTCTCCGCCTACGTGGCCGAGGAGGATCTGGAGGCCGACCACACCTGCGTCGCGCTTCGTCATCCAGGCATCGGCGATTGGTTTACCACCTTCCGCGGCGCGACCTACGAAGGCGAGCGGCGCTTCCACGCATGACCGTTCCCATCGTCGTCGCCCTCACGCTCCACACCGTTGGCGTCATGCCGCCGCTGCACGTTCCCGACGGGCGGCCGGCGATCCAGGTCCGGCTCGACAGGCCCGCGCCGCCGGCGCCGTGCGTCACGTTCACCTGGAAGTTTTGATCGATGACCGTCATCGCCTATCGGGACGGCATCGTCGCGGCCGACAGCGCCGCCTTCAACGGTGATCGCCGCACCGGGACGGTCGACAAGCTCACCAAGCTGAAGGACGGCAGCGTCCTTGCCATGCTTGGCGGTCTCGGCGAAGCAAGCCGGCTCGCGGCCTGGGTCATCGCCGGCTGCAAGGGCGAGCAGCCCCTCGGAGACGAGGGCGCGGTCGTCGTCTTCCGTCGCGGCGGCGTGATCGACATTTACGAGAAGGGCACAAAGCAGATCGCCACAAGAGCGCCTTTCCAGTCGTTCGGGGCCGGCGCCGACATGGCCTTCGGTGCAATGGCGGCTGGCGCGACGGCTGAGGAGGCAATCGCCGTCGCCTGCGAACATCATGTCTGGTGCGGCCTGCCCGTGAGGGCGGTCGCTCTCTGAGGTCGCCCCATGGACGCCGCGACCATTCAGGGCAAGATCGATGCGGGCTACGCCAAGGCGGCGATCCGCGTCGGCTACAGCTTCAGCATCTACCGGCCGACCGGGCCGACCAATCCGACCGCTGGCGGCAACCTGATCGGCTCCATCAACGCGGCTTTCAACGCCGGCCAGGTCGGCTTCACCTTCTCCCGGGCTCCGGCGCAGAAGGACGCGCTATTCACGGCGCTTCTGGACGGGACGCAAGTTCACGTCGGCGACTACCTGATCGGCGGTCCGAACACCGAGACCTTCTACATCGCCAACAAGCCGCCGCTGCAGCCCATCCTGGCGGTGAAGTGCAACCGGACGCTCTCGGTCTCGACGCCAGGCCCGAGCGAGCCCTTCGGCGCCCAAGCGGCCTACCGGGGCTCGACGCCGGCGACACGCACCGCGGTCATGAGCGGCTGGCCGGCAAATTTGCTCTTCGATGCTCGGGGCAGGGCCACGGAAGTTGGTCTGCCCCTCGATCTGCCGAGCCCGTTCTACACCGTCATGATGCCGGCCTGGCCGGGCGTCGATGTGCGGACGGGGATGTACCTCGATGACGACCTCGGTCGGCAGTACATCGTCTCGGCGAGCGAACTCACCGCCCTCGGCTGGCGCATATTCGCCCAGTTGGCGGTGACCTGATGAGCGAGGAGAAACACCATCCGCCGGTGGCCCGCGCCGCCGCGAAGGCGCTGTGCGAGACGATCCTTGCCGGTGTGATCGAGCCAGTGAGGCGCGCCGCCAGAGACGCAGGCTACGCGATCACGGTTCATGGCTCCGTCGCCCGCGACATCGACCTCGTCGCCATCCCCTGGGTCGAGCACGGCGTCTGGGAGCCGGACGCTCTCGTCGACCGCATCGCCGCGGTGATCGCCGGGCAGCTCGGCCGCTGCAACAAGCGCGTCAAGAACGGCGCGCTGGACTGGACCGAGATGCCGCACGGCAGAAAGGCGACCAGCCTCATCGCGTTCGGCTCGCTCTTCGGCCACATCGACTTCGACCTCAGCGTCATGCCGCGTCAGCCAGGCGAGCGCGCCGATGGCTGATCAGTCCGACGTCGAAAACGCGCTCGTCACGGCGGTGACGACGGCGCTGTATCCGAATGGCCTCGTCGGCAGCCCACCGCTCACCGTGGCGGGTTGTCCGGCTCGCATCGGGCGCGGATGGCCGGCCGCCACCGCCCTCGATCCCGACCTTGCGGCGGGCATCCTCAACGTCAGCGTCTATCCCCGGCCCGGGATGGAGCGCAATACGACCCGCGTTCTCGCGCGCTGGGAGGAAGCGGTTGCCCCTGTCGTCACACTGACCGCGGTAGTCGCTGGCCATACCGTCACCCTCGGCGGCACGATCTCGACGCCGCAGAACATCGCCGTCACGGTCGGCCGGAAGGCCTACGCCCACGCGGTCTCCGGCGGTGACACGCTCGCTTCCATCGCCACCGCGCTCGCCGCGCTGATCAACGCCGATACACCCGCCAGCGCGGCCGGCCCCGTCATCACGATTCCGAACGCCTTCGTCATCACTGCCGCGGTCGGCGGCGCGGCGACGATGGTGAAGGAGATGAAGCGCGCCGAGAAGGTCTTCCAGATAATCTTCTGGTGCCCGACGCCCGCTATCCGGGACGCGGCCGTCGCTGCAGTCGACGCCGCGCTCTGCCAACAATTCTTCCTGCAGCTTGCCGACGGATCGGCCGCCCGCCTCCGCTACCAGGGCACCTCGTCGAACGACGCGCCGGAGAAGGAAAACCTCTACCGGCGCGATCTCCTCTACTGCGTCGAGTACGCGACCTTCGCCACCGAGCAGGCCTACCAGGCCGTCGTCGTCGAGACGAACCTCGAGGACCAGGCCGGCGACATCATCGAAACCGTCGATATCTGAGGCGCCATGTTCAACCTCGTCGTGACCCAGCCCTTCGGCCCCTACGCCAAAGGCGACCGCATCGAAGACCCGGCGCTGGTCGCCAAGATCAGCGAGAGCCACGCCGCCCACGTCGTCCGTGTCGCGGCCGCTCCGGTCGGCGATGACCTGCCGCCGGTGCATGAGCCGGAGCCTGTCGCCGAGCCTGCGCCCGAGCCAGAGCCGGCCCCCGAACCGGAGCCCGCGCCTCCGAGCACCGAGCACGCCGAGCCCGAAGCCGCCGCCGACAAAGAGGCCTAAGGGCCGCTCCGCTTTCCCCAAACGAACGCCCGCCAGGCCGCCCATCGAGGCGGCCTTTCTGTTGAGGCCCTGAACTCATGGTCCAGATCAACCAGTCGGTTAACCCCGACGTGCCTGACGCCTACATCCTCGTCCAGGCGCCGTCGCCGCCGTCTCCGACCGGCGTTCCGACCGACATCGTCGCGGTCGTGGGCACCGCCTCCTGGGGGCCGGTGAACGCCCCGACGCCGATCGCGCCGGCGAACTATGCGCAAAACTTCGGGCCGCTGAAGGCGCGCACGTACGACATGGGCACGGCGGTCGCCGCCGCCGCCCTGGCCGGAGCGCAGAACTTCACCTGCGTCCGCGTCACCGACACGACCGACGTCGCCGCCGCCGCCCTCCTGGGCGAGAGCGCGACGCCGACGAAGGTGGCCGGCGGCGCGGGATTTGCCGCCAGCGACACGGTGACTTTCTCCAACGGCGCCGTCATCGGCGTCGACACCGTCACCTCCGGCGCCATCGCCACCTTCCACCTGATCACCCAGCCGACCGCCGAGACGGCCGGCACGCTCACCCAGACGGCGACGTCCGGCGTCGGCACGGGCGCGCAGTTCAGCTTCGCCTACACGCACGGAGCGGCGATCACCTCGAAGTACACCGGCTCCGGCGCGAACGGCGACACCGTCACCCTCTCGGCCGGCTCCGCCGCCAGCTCGACGAAGGTCACCGTCGCCCGCGCCGGTCTTGCGCCGGAAGTGTTCGACAACATCGTCGGCACCGGCGCAGCCTTCTGGACGAACCTCGTCGCCGCCCTCAACAGCGGCCAGAGCGGCATCCGCAGCGCGTCCAGCCTCGTCGTGGCGACGGCCGGCTCCTCGACCGCGGCCCCCGTCAACGGCTCGATCACGCTCGTGGGCGGGAGCGACGGCGTGGCGACGATCACGACCGCGGTCATGCTCGGCGTCGACACCGGCACCCGCTCGGGCATGTACGCGCTCCGCGGCAGCGGCCCCGGCGTCCTGATGCTGGCCGACCTCTCCGACGCGGCCTCCTGGCCGACGCAGAACTCGTTCTGCCTCTCCGAGGGCTTCTACGGCGTCGTCACCGGGCCGGCGGGCGAGTACACCAACCTGGCCACCGTCTCCTCGAACAAGCAGGCGGCCGGCGTCGACAGCTACGGGATCAAGATCCTCGTCGGCGACTGGACGTACTTCCTCGACACCACCAACGGCGGCGCCGCGCGGATGATCTCGCCACAGGGCTTCGCCGCCGGCGAACTGGCGACGCTACTGCCGTTCCAGTCGGGGCTGAACAAGCCCATCTCGGGCATCGTCGGGACGCAGAAGTCCTACGCGAACCAGAAGTACGCCGAGGCTGACCTGCAACTGATCGGGGCCAACGGCCTCGACATCATCACCAACCCCTGCCCGGGCGGGCCCTACTTCGGCCTGCGCTTCGGCAAGAACTCCAGCTCCAACCCGGCGATCTGGGGCGACAACTACAGCCGCATGATCCCCTACCTGTCGTACTCGTTCGCGCAGGTCGCGGGTCAGTTCGTCGGCGACGTGATCACGCAGGACCAGGCGAACGACGCCGTGGCCTGCCTCACCGGCTTCCTGGCCGCGCTCGCCAACGCCAAGCCGGTGCCGTGGATTTCGAACCCGCAGGGGACGAAGCCCTACTCGGTCACCATCGATCTCAGTCGGGCGTCCAGCGGCTACGAAATCCTGAACGTGCGCGTGCAGCTCGGGCCGATCGTCTTCCAGTTCGTCGTGAACCTGCAGGCCGGCCAGACCGTCTCCATCGCGCCGGTCGCCTCGCTCTAAGCGCCGCTAGGCCAAGCCCAACACCGCCCATCCGCCTCCGCTTCGCTAGGAGACGACGCCCATGCCCGCTACCCAGGCCTATAATATCGGCCGCGACGGCGCGACGCTCAACATCATCACCAACGGCTCGCCGCTGAAGCCGACGCTCCTGGTCAACTTCCAGTCTTCCCAGGAGACGGTCCAGCTCAAGTCCAAGCCGCTGAACGGCCCTCCGATCTTCCAGGAGGTGCCGGACGGCTGGAAGGGCAGCTTCGAGATCGACCGGGCGGATTCCACGCTCGACGACTTCTTCGCCCAGGCGGAGGACGACTACTACGCCGGCGCCGACGCCACCGTCATCACCATTCAGCACACCATCGCCTCGCCCATGGTCGGGGCGCAGGGACCGGCCGCCCAGTACCTCTACACGGGCGTCGTGCTGAAGCTGGAAGACGCCGGGTCCTACTCCGCCGACGCAGTCGTGAAGCAGAAGGTCAGCTTCATGGCTTCGCGCCGGCAGAAGACCCTCTAACCCAGGAGCCTGAATGAGCGAGCACGAGGAAAAGGCGCCGCGCGCGCCGAAGGTCACCATCCGTGAGACGCCGAGCGAGACGCATGTCCGCGAGGCGCTGAAGGAGACCATCGTCGAGGACGCGCGGGGCCGCAAGATCAAGCTCGTTCGCCCGCCGGTGCTGGCGCAGTTCAAGCTGATCCGCATGCTCGGCGGCGAGGCCTCGGCCAACCAGACCTACGTGCAGATGCTCCTGCCGCTGCTCTATGTCGCCGCCATCGATGGAGCGCCGGTGTTCTTCCCGGCCTCCGAACTCGAGATCGACGCCCTGATCGCCCGCCTCGACGAGGACGGCATCGCCTGCGTCATGAAGGGCGTCGTCGAGAATTTCGCCGAGCAAAGCTCGGATGAGCGTCGGGCGACGGTAAAAAACTAGCCACCAGGCCAGAGATCGAAGAGGCGCTCTGGCTCGTGCATAACGGCGTTCCCTTCGACGTCGCCTTCAGCCTCGATCCGGCGACCTCCAGCGCCTACGCGATCGTCTTCTCCCGCTTTCGGGGTCACAAGTTCGACTTCGAACGGTTCGTGTTCATTGAGGACAAGTAGCCGCCGTGACCAAGCACCTTCCCAGCCTCGCCGCGATGGCGCTGGAGGTGGTGGCGCTCGAGGCCGGCATGGTCCCGATCCTGCACAGGGGCTTGGAGAAGATCGCCGGCAAGATCGAGCGGACCGCCAAGAGCGAGATCGGCTCCTATCAGCCCGCCGTAGGCCCCTTCGATGCGTGGCCCGAGCTGGCGGAGTCGACCGAGGAGGACAAGGCCAAGCAGGGCTATCCCGCCGGCGCGCCGCTCCTCCGCGATGGCGATCTCCGCGACTCCTATGAGCACCAGACCGAGGGTCTCGTCGCCCTCATCGGCTCCGATGACGACGTCGCCGTCTTCCACGAGTTCGGGACATCGAAGATGCCGGCCAGGCCGGTGCTCGGGCCCGCCGCCTTCCGCAACAAGGACGTGATCCAGAAGCTCGTTGGAGCAGCGCTGGTTGCCGGCATCGTCGGCGAGGACCAGGTGCACGCAGCGCTCGGCTACGACTTCAAGACGCGCGACGACTAAGTCTGCGACTCGGGGAAGAGCGGCTTGGCGGCCTCGGCCCAGGTCTCGGTTCTGGCCGCGATGATCGTGTTGGCGGTCTCGCCGGACAGACGCCGCAGCAGGTTCAGCCCAGCCTCGGCCGCGGCGCGCTCACACGCCTCCAGCGTGGCTCCCGGCATCGGATCGATGTCGAAGTTGCACATGGCCGAGTTGCCGGGGAGGTCGGTCTCCGGATCGCGGAACACGACGCGGAGTTCACAGAACAGCCGCTCCTTCGAGTTGAGCAGGTCGCGGGAAACCCGGATTTCGACCTGGTAGAAACCGAAGTCTGCGTAGGGGTTGTCCGCCACCGGGCGCGCTATCCGAACAGCGTGTGGGCCATGGCCTGCAGGACGAGCACGAAGACGCCTGCCGCCGCCAAGCCGACGACCAGCAGGCAGGCCCCGATGATCAGCATCGGCGGGAGCGCCAGCAGCGCCAAGACGCCGGCGCCGGCCGACGGTCGGTTGGGAGGGGAGGGTCTGCTCGGTACCGGTCGCACAAGGATCTCGACGTCGTCCCCGTGAAGTTCGCGGAGCTTGCCGCGGAAGCCTGATCTTCCAGCCATAGCGGCGGAAAATACTCTCTTCGGTTGCCGGCGCAAGGAGGCATCGCTTGTTCGAAGCCTACGCCGTCGCCGTCCGCGTCTCGCTGATCAACCAGGTTTCGGCCGGCCTGATTGGCATGGCCGGCGAGTTTCGCCGCGCCGACATCGCCGCCTCGATCTTCCAGCGCCGCCTCGACGGCATCAAGAAGACGATGCTGGTCGGCGGCCTGCAGATCGCCGCCGGCGTCGGCATCCTCGCGGCGTTCAAGCCGGCGCTGGAGCAGGCCAAGCTCTTCCAGAACGAGCTGACCAGGTTCTCGCTCTACGGCATGGGCGACCAGGCCAACCGCGAGGCGGCCAAGTTCGCCAAGTCGATGAACGTGGCCGGGTCGAGCTACGTCGACAACATGCGTCTGATGACTGAGGCGCAGGGCATCTTCCGCGAGAGCGGCAAGCGCACACTCGCCGAGCAGCTCCAGGGCGCGCAGATCGCCGCCCCGATCCTCGCCAAGCTCTCCTTCATTGAGCGCGGGCTGTCCGACGACCAGCGCAGCCTCGCGCACGCCCAAGACCTCGCCATGCTACGCTTCATCGAAGCGCGCGGCGGGGCCAACGATCCGCGCACCTTCGCCTCCATCGCCGACTGGGGCTACAAACTCCAGCAGTCGTCCGGCGGCGTCGTCGACTGGTCGGCGCTACAGCAGCTCACCGCGACCTCAGGCGCGGCCGGCTACAACCTCTCCCAGGACGCCATCAGCGCCCTGGAGCCGGTGATCGCCGACATGAAGGGCGGCCGCACCGGCTCGGGCCTGCGCGTGGCCTTCCAGCGCCTCCTGGGCACCCAGCGCGGCCTTCCGAAGCAGGCGGTGAGCGAGTTCCTTTCGCTCGGGCTGTGGGACCCGTCCAGGGTCCAACTGAACGGCCAGGGCGGTATCAACCGGTTCACCGGCGATCCGGGCTCGGTGCTGCGCCAGCGGACGCTTTTCGCCACCGATCCGGTCGGTTTCTACAAGGACGTCTTCCTCCCGGCGATCGCGAAGAAGTACGGGTCGAAGATCCTCGGCGACACGCCGGAGGCTCGCGTCGAGCGCGCCGCCGAGATCAGCATGGTCTTCGGCCCCGGCACTGCCTCAGCGGTCTTCTCGCAGATCGACAAGCTGATGCCGGCGATCGCCCGTAGCCAGGCGGCGCAGAACCGCCAGCTCGGCATCGATCAGGCCTACAACGCCACCAAGAACACGCTCTCCGGCCAACAGGTCGCGCTCGCGGCGCAGTTCAAGGACGTGCTGGAGGCCACCGGCGAGGTGGTGTTGCCGATCGTCGTCAGGGGCCTGCAAACGCTCCTGCCGGTTCTGCAGTCGATCTCCGCCTTCGCCACGGCGCATCCGCGCCTCTTCGGCTTTGTCATCGACAGCCTGATGCTGCTCGGCGCCGCGCTGGTCGTCTCCGGCGTCGTCACCGGACTGACCGGGCTCGCCAGCCTGATCCGCCTCGTCGGCGGCGTCGCGGCCTCGACCTCGTTCATCAACGTCGCCGCCTTCGCCGAGCGGCTCCCGCTGATCGGCGCATCGCTGAGCCGCCTGCTCATGCCGCTGATCGATGCCGGCGGACCCATCGCCGCCATCCTCTCGCTCCCGTTGGACACCATTCTCCTGATCGGCGCGGCCATCGTCGGCCTCGGTGTCGCCGTCTACGAGGCCTGGAAGCATTGGGACAGCCACAAGACCGTCTTCCAGAACCTCCGCGACGAGCTCGGCGGGTTCATGGACTGGCTCTACGCCAAGAGCCAGGCGATGCCGCCCTGGATGCGGAACGCCGCGATGGCGACCCCGCTGGCGCCGACCATCGTCGAGGCCGACGCCTGGCACGAGTTTAAGTACTCGGTCTCCCAGTTCTTCGAGGGCGTCTCGACGACGTTCTCGCAGCACTGGACGTCGATGACGACGGCCATCAACAAAGCGCTGGCGCCGGTCTGGAGCGCGCTCGACGGGGCCAAGAAGGCCGGCGGCGGCTTCCTCGACTGGCTCGGCGGCTGGATCGCCCGCTTCGAGAACCTGATCCCGGCCTGGATGCGGGGAGGGGGGCCGAAGACGCCGCCGGCGGTGGGTGCGGCGGCCGCCGCGGGGGCCAAGGGCCCCGGCCTCTTCGAGATCGCTTCGCGGGTCTGGAACAACCCGAAATTCCTCGGCTCCTTCGTCACCGACGCGTTCTTCGGCGACAAGAAGGGCCAGAACCAGCTCATCGCGCAGCTCTTCCCGGAACTGGCGAAGCTCGGCAAGGCGAACGGCGACCTCGCAGTCAGCCACGCCAAGCTGGCCAAGTCCGAGGGTGACGCCGCGAAGGTCTTTCAGGCCGCCATCGACAAGCTCGAGCAGCAGCTCGCGGGCCTGAAGCTCAGCCTGGGCTCGATGTCGATCAACCTCGATGGCCAGAAGGTCGGCAAGATCGTGTCCAACCAACAAGCTCAGGGATCGACCGGCCCGAACTCGCTCAGCCATGGATTCGATCATAGCGCGGCGCTCGCCGGGGCTTCGGCGGGGTATCGCCGGTGACCACGACCATCACGCTCGGGGGCGTGGCCTTCCAGGCGTTCGAGGTCCCCGACAAAATCCCCTTCGGCGGCGAGCAGATGATCGCCGTCCACAAACTGATCGGCGGCCAGAAGAAGGTCGACGCGCTCGGCCGGGACGACCTCGCGCTCGAATGGACGGGCCATTTCACCGGTTCCGACGGGCTCTCTCGGGCCCGAACGATCGATGCCATGCGCGTCAAGGGCGCCGCGGTCGACCTGACGTGGTCGGAACTCTCCTACTCGGTCGTCATCAAGCGGTTCGTCGTAGACTACGCCGACTTCCTGCTCGGCTACACGATCAGTTGCGAGGTGGTGGCCGACCAGGCCTCGCCAACGACTTCGGCCGAAAGCCCGAGCCTCGACGATCAGATGGCGGACGATATGTCGACCGCGTCTGGCCTTGGCGCCCAGATCGGCGACGCAACGCTCAGTGGGCAGTTGTCGAGCCTCTCGACGGCGGTCTCCGCCGTGTCGGACTTCGCCAATGCGACGCAGAGCGTCCTGACGGCCGTCCTCGCGCCGCTCTCGGCGGCGCAGGGGCAAGTCTCGGCGCTGATCGGCTCGGCGCAGGCCGTTCTGACGGCTGATCTGGGCGCGACGCCGGCGTCCATCGTCACCGGCCTGCTCGGTCAGGCGACCGCAGCCGCCAGTCTGCCGAATCTCTACGCGGTGGGCTCTGTGCTCAGCCGCATGGCCTCGAACGTCGCCGCAGCGGGGCAGGGGGGCTCGACCGAGACGCTCGTCGGCGGTGACCTATCCGTGCTGGCGAGCCAGGTCTACGGCGACGCCTCGGCCTGGACGACGATCGCCCGCGCCAACACGCTCACCGACCCGGTTCTCCAGGGCATCAACACTCTCGTCATCCCGCCCACTCCGGATGATTTCGGCGGCGTGCTGACGCCGTGAGCACGAGCCTCAACACCGTTCCAGCGGTCTCGTTCGCCCAGCAGCCGCGCGCGCTCGTCAAGGCGCGCGGAACCGTCATCACCGGCCTCCTCGATTTCAGCACGACCGAGACCGACTTCTTCCATCCGTCCACTTTCCGCTGCTCGTTCTCGCTCGCAGGACTGCCCGCGGCGAACGACGCGAAATGGTGGGCGCACCAGCCGCCCGACATCGAGATCGAACTCTTCGCCGGCTTCCCGAAGGACCCGGAGAGTTTCACGTCGGCCGACCTCGACTCCATCTTCGTCGGCCGCGCCGACGAGGCAGTCATCGATTGGGTCGGCGGCACGCTGGAACTCAACGGCCGCGACCTCTCGGCCAAATTCGCCGACCTGAAGTCGTCGAAGAAGTATCCGAACCTGACCGCCTCGCAGATCGCCACGCAACTCGCGGGCGAGGCGGGCCTGACGCCGGTCGTCAAGGCGACGACGACGAAGACCGGCAAGTACTACGAGATCGACAAGGTCAACCTGCAGGATGACCGCACCCAGTGGGACCTGCTGACCTGGTTGGCGCGCGAGGAGCAGTTCGTCGTCTTCGTCCGTGGGCGCGAGCTGCGCTTCCAGCCGAAGCCCGACACCGGCTCGACGCCCTGGCTGCTCCAGTACACGCCGCCGGCGAACGGCGGTCCGCCGATCCTGAACGCGACTGCGTTGAAGACCACGCGCGAGCTGACGATCGCGAAGGACATCAAGGTCACCGTCCGGTCCTGGAACGCCAAGCACAAGAAGGCCTTCGTTGTCACGGCCACGCGGAGCAAAAAGGGCAACGCGGGCACGGTCCAGAACTACGACTACACCATCGCCGGCCTGACCAATGAGCAGGCGCAGGCGCGGGCCAACCAGATCCTCGCCGAACTCTCCCAGCATGAGTGCAAGCTCAGCTTCGAGGGGCCGGCCGATAACCTCCTTCACGTCGACAACGTCATCAAGCTGACCGGGACCGGCGCCGACGCCGACCAAGTCTACTTCCCGGCCTCCATCGAGCGGACCATGAGCCCATCCGAGGGCTACCGCTGGACGGTCGAAGCCAAGAACCACTCCACCGCCAGCGAGCCCAGCCTGTGACGCCGCAATGGAAGGCCGCGGTCTTTCAGGCGGCGCAACAGGCCGCCGCCGCCCTCGCGATCCAGCGGCGAGGCACGGTCAGCTCCTATGACCCCGCCACTTACGCCGCCAAGGTCATCCTGCAGCCGACCGGCATCGAGACCGGCTGGATGCCTATCCGTTCGCCTTGGATCGGCAACGGCTGGGGCTTCTATGCGCCGCCCAGCGTCGGCGATCAGGTGGAGGTGGGCTTCGAGGACGGCGACGTCCTCGTCGGCTCCATCGAGGGCTCGCTCTACAGCGACGTCGACCGGCCGCTCAGCGTCCAGTCCGGCGAGCTTTGGTGGCAGCACAAGTCCGGCTCCTTCTGGAAGCTGACGAACGACCAGAACGTCAGCATCACGAGCGCGGCCGACACGCTCCACAACGCTACCGGCAACTTCACCCAATCCATCGGCGCTGACTCGACGCACACGATCAGCGGGAACCTCTCGCACTCGGTCAGCGGCGACCAAACGCACGATGTCTCGGGCGACCAGACCGTCACCGTTGGCGGCTCATCGACCCACACGTCCGACAGCCACACGATCAATGCCCCGACGAGCGTCAATGGGGCAGTGGAGGCTTCCTCCACCGTCTCGGCAGGAGGAACAGTCAGCAGCGGAGGCAGCGTCGAGGCCGCCGCCGACGTCACTTCGGACGGCGGCGCGAACTCGCTGAACGCCATCGCCGCGGAACTGCCGGGCGTCGTCTCCAGCCTGGCTGGCGTGGCGACGCAGGCGGCCGCGACGGCGACCTCGCTCATCGGTACGGCCGCTTCGGTGGCCGCCACCGCATCGTCGCTCGCAAACGTCACGACCAGCCTCGGCAACGTCTCGTCGAGCGTGGCCGGGGTGCAGACCTCGCTGGGCAACGTCTCGTCCAGCCTAGCGAACGTGTCGTCGAGCCTGGCGAACGTCGCCACGTCTCTGGCAGCGCTGCCGCTGCCCGGGACGAACGCCAACTCCATCGGCTATCTCGGCATCCCGCAGACGGTCATCAGCGCCAACCACACGCTGGCGCTCACCGATCTCGGGACCGAACTCTTCTGCATATCGAACCTCACGATCTCGATCCCGGCGCACGGGACGCTCGGCCAGACGCTCGGGTCGTTCGTCAAGATCACTGCCGCCGCAGGCGTCACGGTCACCGTCTCGATCGCCTCTGACACGCTGGTTCTGGAGCAGACGGGGGCGACCGGATCGCGGACGATCACCGGGCGAGGCCACGGGGTCTTCACCTACGAGTCCACGACGGAGTGGTGGGGCGTCGGGATCGGCCTGACGTGAGCGGCGCTGCAGCGGCCGCGCTTCTTGGCGGCCCGGGCCCCCTCGCCATCACCACGGCGAGCCTGCCGACGCCCGTCTATAACACGGCCTACAGCCAGACCGTGGCGACGACAGGCGGCACGGCGCCGATCACTTTCGCCGTCACCGCTGGCTCTCTTCCGGCCGGCCTCACGCTGCATTCGAGCACTGGCGTAATCGACGGTACGCCGACAGCGCCGGGCGCCTACAGCTTCACGGTCACTGCGACCGACGCGCTCTCGACGACCGCGAGCCAGGCTTACTCCGGCACGATCGTCGATCCAGCGATGTCGATCACGACGACCTCGCTGCCGAACGCGACCTGCGGCTCGGCCTACAGCCAGACGCTCGCGGCGACGGGCGGCGCCGGGGTCTATACTTGGTCGGTCATCAGCGGTTCGCTACCGGCCGGCCTGACGCTCCACGCCTCGACGGGGGTCATCGACGGGACGCCGACCGTTCAGGGGACGGCCAGCTTCACCGTCCAGGTGGCGGACGCGTTCACGCAGAGCGCGACGAAGGCGCTCTCTCTCACTGCGGTCTTCACCCCGGTTAGCCGCACCTATACGTCAGGCAGCGGAACCGAAGTCCCGCCGGTTGGCTGGGCGCAGGTGGTCATCACCGCAGACGGCTCCGGCGGCCCGCACGGTGCGACGAGCGGCGTGCACGTCGGCGGTCCTGGCGGCGGCGGCGCGCGCGTTATCGACACGGAAACCGCGGCCGGCCAGAACTTCACCTACGCGGTCGGAACGACGACATCGAGCACCACCGTCACCGACGGCGCCAGCCTCAACATCATCGCGGGGACGGGCGCATCCGGCGCGCCCGGCACGTCCAGCGCCGATGGCGGCCCTGGAAACGGGGGCGTCGCGACCGGTGGCAACGACTCGAACATCAACGGCCAGGCCGGCAGTGGCTCGGTCGGCGGGACGGCAGGCTCGGGCGCAACGTCCGGCAACTCGCCAGGCGGTGGTGCGCCGCGGCTCGGCACGCCCGGCGCCGGCAACCTCGAGTTCGACTACACCTGAGGAAGGACGTCATGGCCGACCTCCTCGACATCGACCAGCTCCTCGGCTCCGACATCAACACCACGCAGAGCGGCGATCTCGCGACGGTCTCCGCGGTTGAGCGCAGCCGGCAGAGGATCCTCCGCCGTCTCTTCACGAACCCCGGAACCTACATCTTCCATCCGGGCTACGGGGCCGGGCTCGGCCGCGAGGTCGGCGCGGTGAGCAACGTCGCCGAGGTGACGGCGCTGATCCGAGGCCAGATGCTCCTCGAGGCCTCGGTCATCCGCAGCCCCGAGCCGAAGGTGACCGTCACGCCGACGGCCGCGGGGCTCTCGGTCGACATCCAATACCTCGTCGCCCCGGACAAGCAGCCGGCGGCCCTCTCGTTTGACGTGGCGGCCTGATGCAGCTCCCGACGCAGACTTTCACTCAGCTCGTCCGGGGCGCTGTTGCGGCCATCCAGGGCGGCGCATCGGGACTGCTCGATTTCACGGTCGGGTCGATCCTTCGCGCCTGCACGGAGGCCTTCAGCCAGACGACGCTCTGGCTCCAGGGCCTCATCGTCCAGCTTCTCACGACGACGCGGGCGGCGACCTCGCAAGGCCCCGATCTCGACTCCTGGAACGGCGACTTCGACCTGCCGCGCGAAGAGGCAGCGGCGGCCTCAACGCAGGAGACCTTCGGCCGCTTCTCGACGACCCTCCAGGGGCTCGTCCCCATCGGCGGGACCGTCGAACTGGCCGACGGCTCGCAGCAGTACACGGTCGTCGTCGACACGACGAACCCGGCCTACAGCGCCGCGCTCAGTGGCTATGTCCTCGCGCCGGGCGTCGCCACGGTCAACGCGCCGATCAAGGCGGCGGTCGCCGGCGCGGCGGCGAACTGCATCGCCGGGGCCATCAACACGATCACCTCGGAAATGCCGGGGATCGACTACTGCACCAACGCGGCCCCGGTCGAAAACGGGATCAACGCCGAGAGCGACGTCGCCTATCGCCTGCGTTTCCAGGCCTACATCAACAGCCTCTCCCGCGCGATCAAGGCGGCGATCCGGCTGGCGGTGACCTCCGTCCAACTCAACGTCACCTGCACCATCATCGAGAACCAGGGCTACCTCGGCGCGCCGCAGCCGGGTTTCTTCTGCGTCGTCGTCAACGACGGCTCCGGCAACCCGCCGGCGAGCCTGCTGAACGCCTGCGGCGCCGCCGTGGAGGCCGTGCGCGGGCTTTGCATCACCTACGGCATCTTCCAACCGATCATCGTCCCGGCGACCGTCAGTCTCTCGATCTCGGTCAACACGGGTTTCGATCCAGTCGCGACCGCCGCCGCAGTCCA